GGCGTGTTGCCATCGCCGATCTTGATCAAAAGAGAGCGGCCGAGCTGCTGTCCAGTTGCCATGTGTTAGGTTCCTTCATATGAAAAACCCGGCACATGGCCGGGATGGTGGTGTGATGATTGGTGACCGCAGCGCCGCTGCATGTTTACCGCTAGGGCTTCTCGACGTTGGCCACGATGTCGATAACAGCGTGACTGGTGAGCCCATCCGGATCGCGGAAGACCCGCGTCTGACGGTGCATGATTGAGATCAGGCGATTTGTTGCGAGCGTGAGCGGCGCCAGATGCAAGCTCTCTACCACGGCATCTGCGATCTGCTTTGCTACGGGATACCCAGCCTTCCGCGACCAGGCGTGAAGCGTCAGGTAGACTTCGCCGCCGTTCACGCATGTCGCGTCGTCGCGTAGAAACTGCGCTTCGCCGATCGTGACACACGATTCTTTTGGTGTGGCGAATGCCGTATCGGGTGGTTGATCGTAAACACCGTTGACCAGCGCCATCAGGCCGACGTCAGCCTTTAGGCGCGCAACGATAGCGCCCTGGAGTTCCAATTCTGGACTTGCCATCAGCGTTTACCCTGCGCTTCCCGCACACCCTTGTTGACGGCTGCCAACAGCTTGCGTCTCGCCGCCTTGCGATAGGCTCGCCACGTATGAAAGACGTGCGGCTGCGCCGCCGTGCCGGGATGCATGTGCGCTTCGCCGCTAAAACTGATGTTCCCGCCACCCGGAGCGATATTGTGCGGAGCAGTCCCGAATTCGAGCCATTTCCAAATGAACTTCGCAAAGATGCCTGCAGCGTCCTTGTCTTTCGTCTGCGTCACGCCGACCTGCTTTTTATCTGGGTTGTCCGCCAGCCGAGCGCCTTCGATGCTGGCGGCGTAGTCGCCAGTTGCACCTCGTGGCGCCTTAGCGGCAATCCGCGTGGCGGCTTCCTTCGCGATCTCGAGCTTTGCCTCCGCTGCGTACTTCTCGACAGCGGGCGCCAACTCATTCAGCTTTCGCGTAAGAGCCTCGCGGCCCAAAACCTTCGCCTTGAGCGCCATTACGTCGCCACCCCATCATCAACCAGCAGGTCGAGCCACGCGTTTTTCTGGTCTGGGTTGGTGACGGTCCTGATATTCATGACGCGCGACGCGTTGCGAGCGTCCACAATGCGCCATGAGGGGGTCACCTCACTCGCAGCAGCGCAACTGCGAATTCGAACCGTGTAGGGCTGCACGCCAACCAGCCTGGCCGCCTGCACAGGTTCACCGCCTCGCAGCGGAATCAGTTCGGCGGCCGCGGTGAAGACTGTTTCGAACGGCCCCGCCACCTCATTGCCGTAAGAATCATCAACGATTTGACGTTTTTGAAAGTGCAGCCTTTGATGCATGCGGCCGGCGCTTGGTTTCTTGGCCATCCGTGTTCTCCTTGCGAGGGGCCGCAACCTTCACTGCGGCGCCCTTCCTGATAGCCTCGTCGGCGCAAGCCCTCGTGACGTTGAGCGCCATTCCGGCTTTGTACGCGATCGTGAAACCCGGCTGGACCCAGTTGAAACTTTGATCGAACCGGACCCAAGCCATTAGGCGAGCGTCACGCCAGGATCTTGGATGTCGACCGAAAGCACGGTCGTGCTCTTCGCAATGCCGATCTGGATCGTGTCCATTCCGGCCACAAGGTCTGCGCGGGGGCAGATTCCGCCTGCGGTCCCGCTGAGCCAGTAATCGGTTCCCGCGACCAACGTTGCGCCGATCGTGATGTCACCAGACTTGTGGATCGACACGGGCTGGTTCAGCGACGCGCCATTCAGCGAAATGCCGTGAACGGTGCGTGTGCCAGTGCCGTTGTTGTCCGACTTCATCCACTTGTTCGTGGTTGCGTCGAGGTAAATCGACTGCCCAGCGGTAATCGTCTCGCCGGCAGTGCCGATGTCGCGCGCGGAATTCGTGCCGCCGACGACAAGGGCGGAATTCATGCTCAAATCGGCCATGAAATGTCCTTTTCAGTCAGGCCACTCGGCCGACTCTGTAGCGTTCAAGAATTGATGCGACGCCCAGCGGCAACTCAGCCAAGCCGCCGTCCGCTACCGCTTCACGGTTTTCGTAGAAGTGGCCGACAAGCAGCAGCAGCGCCCATCGGAGATCCTGCGGCAACGTTTCATGGCCGCATTCAAATGTGACCTTCACCGCTCCCGGTTCGCACGTGATAGTAGGCCAAGCGGTATCGCGAGCCGACCAAATCCGCAGCGGCTGCTGGTCCAAGTCGTAGCGCAAACCCGATACCTGCTGTTCGAGTCCAGCACCGTCTCGGTACGTCACTGACGTGACGCCGGTCACTGGACCAAGAGGGACGATGATCTCGCAGGGGAAATGGTCGAGCGACAGCCGCCACGTCTGCGAAAGCAGCGCAATGCCAATGCCGTTCGGCCCTTCGATCGATGCTTCCGCGGCTGCAATCATAGACGTGACGTCAACGTCGTCATCGTCGTGAAATACGCGCAGATGGCGCTTGGCCTCTGCGAGGGTCACGGCCGGTCCTGCCGGCGCAACCGTTCTGACCAGCCGTGTCCATTCGTTCATTTTCGACGTCCCTTGGGCGGTGCAGTTGTCGGTGGAGCAGCGTCATCGAGCATCTCACTAAGAGTCTCCCAACCTGCGCCCACCTGCTCCTTGAAAACGTCGAGATCAACAACCTCGCCGCGGCGGTACGAAAATGTATCGCCAGCCAGGCTCGACAAAACTTTGATCTTCATGGGAATAGGGAGGCCGAGGCCTCCCTCCTCTCGTTAGGACGCAGCGTGCTGGAGCGTCTTGACCGCGGCCGCGTCGAGCAACTCGCCGTCAAGACGGGTGAAGCCGATGAAGCCGGTCTGATCGTAGTCGGCGTAGCGCTCAACGAGGCGGCGGATGGCGAATTCGCGAACCATGCGGACGACGTAGCGGTTGAACGCGCCAAACACGACCGACTTGTTGGACGCGCCGATGGCGGCCACCGCCTGGTTGATGCTGTATGGCTTCTCGAGAATGGTCGCGGGTGCTCCCGTCCTCACATCGGCCGGCTGCCACACATATCGATCTTCCGCGTCCTTGATTTTCCTCAGCGCCTTGAGCGTGCCGTCGTTGAACATCCAGCGCGCGGATGGGTCGTCGCGATATGCGGGGTCCACGGCGTGGAAGAGATCGATCAGGTTGTCGAAGGTGATCGCAGCGGCAGCAGCAACGCCGGTTATAGCGGTCGCCGCGGTAACGATGCCGTTCGGCTGGCTCGAGCCAGTGCCGACGGTCAGGTGGCGGTTGCCGATACGGCCGATACGCTCCGCCATCGCGGAACGTACGGTTCCTTCGACGTCGATCGCCGAATCCTGCAGAAGCTCCGCGGAGACCAGCACAACACCGGAGGTGTACTTGTAGGCCTCGAGGGTCTTTGTGAAGAACGCCACTTCACTCTCGGTGACCTGCGTGTTTTCGCCGATAAGCGCGCCCTCGTTAGAGGTGTCGTCCATCGTCGGCCACGGGATCGAGTTGCCGGCGGTCGTGGTCAGTACCCGTGTGATGCCAGGATCCAGCATCGGACCCCAAGCCTTGAGCGACTTGACCAGTTCGGCCATGAAGCCCTCTGGCACAAGGTAACCGCCCTTGGAATCGGTGCCGACAGCTTGAGCGCGCATCTCGCGAACGATCTTCCGTTCCTCGGCGGGCATGTCTTCTAGGCCGTGACGGAGATAGCTCCGGAACGCCGCAGTGCGGGCTTCGTCGGCGTTCTCGTGCCGGCCGCCCTGCACCGATCGATCTTCACCGTTCGGACGGCGGTCGTCAGCGGCGTTCAGGTCGCGCTCACGGGCCTCCAGAGCCTCCTCGCGCTTGATGCGCGCCTCCAGGCGGTCATATTCGGCCATGGCCGCGTCATGCTGGGATTCGAGTTCGGCGACACGCACTTCTGCGGTGTCATCCTTAATGTCGGCCAGGAGGGCGCGAGCGTCAGCAACGAGTTTCTGCTGCTTTTCGCGCAGTTCAGTAATCTTGGACATAGAGTCTCCATACGAAAAGAGCCCGCGGAAGCGAGCTCAGTGGGATCAGTCTTGGTGGGTGACAGCGCTTGGTCAGCGCGTGCTGCGGACCTTAAGTTCAAGGTCCATTTTCAGGCGGGCTCTGTGCGCCGCCCTGCTTACCGGCGCTGCCGCCGGATCTGTGTTTTCTTCGTTGCCAGAACGAGCGTCCCGCCACTCCTGCAGCGAGCGCTTTCCGAGCTCGGTGTCGTCATAGGCTGGCCATGCGACCGCCGACACCTCGTAGAGCTCAACCTTGTGAATGGTGCGGATCGGCGTCTCGCCAGTTTCGTCCCACTCATCATGCTTCACGGCGAAACCGAAGCTCATCCCAGAAACATCGCCCCGCTCGACAAGCGTCCAAAGATCGTTGCCATCGGTCGTGTCAGGAACATCGACTTCTACGGCCAGGCCGCGGGAATCCTCTGACAAGCGAAGAGTGCCGCTCTTCGTGCGCCCAATGACGCGGCCGGCATCATGGTCGACGAGGGCTCGCACGTCTCCGCTGATTGTTTCGGCGAAGGCGCCCGGAGCAATACGCTCGATCCACCAGCCGCCGATATCGGCGTCGCTATTGAAGACAGCTGCATACCCAACAAGGGTCCGCTTCTCGTCCCCGGCACGGGTCTCAACGCCCAGCGTGCCGCCGCGCTTTTCTATCTTCTTCATGCGGCGTCCGCCTCGTCTTGTTTGTTGTCGTTGGCTGGCTGCTTCGCGACCATGCTTTGCATGCCCAGAGGGACAGTGGCGCCTTGGATGTGAAGCTTTTCCGCTTCGCCGCCATGCTTCGGCCAGTTCTCCATCGCGCGCACCTCATCGGGTGTGTAAATGGCGTTCTGGATGCCCTTGGCGTAGCCTTCCATGCGGGTGCGGAACTCGCCGCGAAGCAATCCGTCGATATTAAATTCGCAGAACTTGGTGCGGTTACGCGCTGAAAACAGCTTAAGGTTTAACTCCTGCTCCCACGCCTTAACCCACTGAGAGATAAGGTGCTTGGTCAACGCGAGGTCTTGCTGTTCCGTGTTGCTGAACGTTCCGTGTGTCAGGTCCTGCAGGAAGACCGGCGGGAGGCCGTAAATACGTGCGATCTCCTCGATCTGCATCCGGCGGGACTCCACCATCTGCGATTTATCCGGATCGACGCCCACGGCCTTCAACTCATGCCCTGTCGGCATGATCATGACGTTTCGACGCTCGGCGTTGGCGTCTCGGACGGCCTTCTCGACGTCTTGCGACGCCCTCGATGCGGCTGCTGGTGACGGCATCGGGCCATAGAGTGCCAGCGGAGGAACCCCGCCGTTCGCAAAGAATTTGCGAGCATACTCGTCGAGTGCGAGCGAAAGCCCGACAGCACCTCTCAGCTTCGTTACCGGATCGACGTGAGACACGCCATCCGGCTTCAGCATGAAAGCCAGGTCGAGGACTTCGTTGGCTGCATAGGTGACTTTCCGTCCACCGTCATCGTAGTGGTAAAACTTCCGACCGCTCTTGCGCTCGATCGTCAGCTTGTCGGTGTCGAGGGGCCAGATGTTCATCACCCTGCCGGCCTTGTTACGTTCAATGAACGAAACACCCCGGCCGCGCAGCAGGACGTTGATCATCATGCCCTTACGCCACATGAACGACGTGAGCTCGTCGTTCGGCGCGTCATGCAGGATGCCGTAAAGCGGGTCAGACTCGACGGTGTCACGTCCCTCTCCGCTCTTCTTGAACACCTGCAGCGGAAGACTGGCAATCGTGTTGGCAATGAAGTTTACCGCACACCACACTGCCGGCACCTCAAGCGCCGTTTCGTGCGTCACGACAACGCCGGCCACCCCGTGCCATTCGCCCATCAGAGTGCGCCAGGCGTTCACGTCAGAAAGCGGAACGCTCGGATTCTCCAGGCTCGCTCGCGTCTCCGCGGCGGCTTTTCTAAATGGCCACATCAAACCACCGCTATTTTGAAGTTGGGATCTTCCCAGGGGGACGGGGCCTGAGCTCCGCCCGATGACCGCAAGTGCAGACCGAGATTCATGATCAAGGCGATCGCGCCATCAATCTTGTTTTCCGGCCGTTCTTTGCGCGGGTAGACGTTTTCTTTCGCGTCGTAGTGTCCGACAACGTTGCCAATCATCCACGACAGAGGGTCGC